TACATCCTCAATGTAGTCTCATCATCTGCTAATAAGGCTACTACCCGCGCCTCAGCTTGAGAGGAGTCTACCTGCAAGAATACTTCACCTTCGTCTGGTATGTATTGTTGACGGACATCTTGACCAATATCACCATGCTTGGTCATGGTTTGAAATGCTGTGCCTAATACCTTCTTCTTATTCTTCCCATGTTCATCCTTTACTTCGACCATAGGTCTAATAGGTGGGTCTTGCTGACCCGTTGAAGTTCTACCAGTTTCGAGGCAGAGATAGTAGGTAGTTCTCATACGCCCATCAAAGTCTGGTAGGGCCATGAGATATGTGGAAATAGTCTTACGGACTCTCCTGTGTTCAAGGATTAATTCGATTACCTTACGGTGAGTCTCATCCTTAACTCGCGGAGAATTCAGTAATGCAGTTAGTTCTTCCTCACCAGTTCCCCTCTTAGACGCGAGGTTATACACGCCATATAGTAAGTCCTGAACCTGACGCCATGAATTAACATTCAGTTCATCACCAGTTAGATGGAATAGTTCGTATCGCAGTTTCTCATCCCATTCGATATACTTACGGATTAACTCGTCGCGCTTCTTCTCGTCGATTCTGAATCCTACAGTCTCGATATCCAGATAAAGAGAATGAAGGGGCATTAGAAACTTTTCATAAAAGTCCCTCTGACCCAATTCATCCAAGTCTCTATCCATAGCGAGGTCAATCTCTTTAGTAACGCAAGCATCTCTCGCACATCCAAGTAGTAAGTCCTCAATCTTTCCTTCGTACATTCCTTCATTTTTGTAGAACGGCTCCCTTGTATAGATAGATGTATTGAATGCTAAACCCTTCGGGAGTTCAGGATTAACAGCGAATGCCTTAAGCATCGTATCAGATGCGAGGGACTTGACTGTAAATCCTAGACGGACTATCTTATCTTGGTCATACTTGAAGTTCTGACCTACTATATCATTACTGGATAGAATCTGATTGAGTAGAATCCAACATGAGGTCAGGTCTGAGTTGGGTATATTACTAATTCCGTCGCAGTTCCAGAGTGGGACAGTGATTCCTTCATTTGGTGTAAAAGCAAGTCCAATACAAATCGGAATACAAGTTCCGCCTGCTTCGATGTCCACGGCGGGTCTAGAATTACTTTTGTTTCTCCGTATGAAATCATCAAGTTGGGCACTATTGCGACAGATTGACAACGCTCTACTTGGTAGGTTGACTTCATCTGTAAGAGACTCCTGATAAGCTCTCTTAAAGTCGAATACCATTACCTGTCTGTTCCAGTATCCTTTTACCTCACTGTCAGACATATGAAGAAGATGAGCAGGATGATAAGTGGCAACAAACTTCCTGCCCATACCAACCATAATAGAGCCTCTATAGTCACTAATTTTCTTCTGACCTGATAAAGCCCATAGTGCAGTTCCTCCAAGTGCGAGGATACAGTTAGGTTTGATTGAATTGATTTCGTTCTGGAGCGCGGTAAGTTGTTCATGAATATCTATCCCTGCATTTCTGGCTCTCACTGAGAATGGAATCTTCTTTTCTTCTGAGCCTGGGACGAAGTATTTACAGACATTAGTTACCCAACAGGATTCTCTTTGGATTCCTGCATCCTTCAATAGTCTATCTAACTCACGACCTGATGGACCTACAAATGGTCTACCATGTTCTACCTCAACATACGACGGAGACTCTCCTAGTATCATGAGCTTCGCGCCTATTGGCCCATGACCAGGAACATACTTATCACTCATCTAATTTTCCTTAAGGCTTCTTCTCTAGTCCTACAAGTTAGTATCTTTTCATCTGTATGACTAGCTTTGGCTATCTTTAAGTTCTCACTAACTAATGCGACACTTACTCCAAAGTATGCGGCAGTTTGTGTAATAGTCCAGTTCTTATTGTGATGCGAGTGAGAAAGATGGAATATCTCCATGATATGAACCTTATTGGACCATCTATTCTCCTGTAGATAGCGTTCCAAAAAGGTTATTTGACTCATTCCATTACCTTAATCTTTATTGCTCTCCATCCCTTAGTCGGGACGTTTACGGGGGTGAACTCAACATTCATTCCTAACTTCAAATCCTTAAAGTTTAGCGTATCTCCTTGAAGTGAGGTCCAGTGAAAAAAGATACGGGTAAAGGCAATATCCTTACTGATAATAAATCCCCAACCTTTATCCGATACTTTGATAATCTTACCTAATGCCCTTTGCTCGTCCATTATTGGCTCCACAATAAAGCGGGGGAATGACCAGTCTATACGTTCTCTAACGAGAATACGTCGGCCATTCCCCCTATCACCAGATGAACCTCGCAAACCTAGTCTCTCAATCCCTATATAGCTCCCAACTCTATACAGGAAACTCCCAAGCCCCAAGGAGTTATGAGAGATTTTGGTTATGATTCTTCTGGTGAGTCCTCGCCTTCCTCATCAGTTTCAATCAGTTCATCATCTTCATCTTCCAGTTCTTCCTCATCGACGATGATTTCTGATTCTTCGATTTCCTCTGGAGGGAGGATATCCTCTGCTGTGCAGATAGTAATATCTTCCGTTCCGGTAATCTTCTCAAAGTTGTCATCAAAGTAACTCATTGGAGTTCTCCTTAGTAGTGAAAAAGTAGGGTGGGATGCAGAGGAGGGAAAGGAGCCCTCTATGGTTATTCCCCTACTGATATTCACCATACATCCCCAATAACTAACTACTCACCACGAACCTGACGATACTTGTGATTGACCTGATTCTTCATCCGGCCCTGCCAAGTATCGTTCTCGATGAACACGTCGATTTCCTTGCCCGATGCAGCGTTAAGGTCGAATCGCGCACCAGCCTTAACATCCACACCGAAAGCCTGAAGGAAACCGACTGCGAAGCCGATAGCCTTCGAGTTGAAGTTCCACTCAATAGGAACTCCCTTGAACTCCTCGCTACCGTTATCCGCATTCTTCAGGATAACACCTTCCACGGGATAGTTGGTCGAACCACCATCCTTAGAAGGTGCCTCACCGATATTGTCAATGCGGACACGATACCAGGCCGGCTCCACAATCTTACCACGGAGCAAATCCTTTTCGCTGAAGCTGATAACAGGCATGACACTCTCCTAGAACTTGACTGACGTTGGTGTTTGTCTGAGACTGTTGATGGCTGGAAGGATGTATTTGTCGTAGAGTTTGTCACCTCCGAAGATAATCTTCTTGTCCAGTGGTAGAGCTGTTCTTGCGAAGTCGTCTCCTGTGTGTTCTGTTAATAGGCTATACTGACCTCCTTGTGATGCGTCGAATCCCCTATCTATGTTAAAGTGGTATACTTCACCACAATAGGCGGGGATTTTAGCGGCAACCTTCTTGCTAGCAGTCACAATAGTCCTACTAATATGAGTCTCATTAGTAGTCGTATTGCGATACTCAGCCTGAATCACATGAGCAATCAGAATGACATTCACCTTATGGAAGGAGTGAATGTCCTTAGTGATTGCAATCAGCTCACTTAACGCTGAGGATTCTGCACCATAGTCCTCAAGTTCGTTAACCTGAATACCTGCGATAGACTTGCCAGCCTGAGCACCAGACTGTCTTTTCATGCCCTGTTTCATCCTCATCGTCTGACGAAGAATCATGTCTGTGCATGAAGTAACTGAATCAATGATGACTGTCTTGAATGGGCAATTCAACTGTAATTGCTCAAGTTTGGCCCTCGCCTTACTCCAGTCATCATAGTCATCAAATGAAACTTGCTTAGGGTCAATACCCCATCTACTCATAGGAAGGAGTAATGCATTCATCTTCCTATCCCATGAGAACCAATACTGAGGAGTTGGAAAGGATAGAGCCTCAGTCGATTTGCGTGTTCCTGGCTCTCCCTTGAACATACAATACAGAGCATCCGATGAGACTGATTCCATTGTAGTCATATTTTGTTCTCCAAGAATGCTTCGATGGACTGAATCTGCTGCTGTTTCTTAGTTGACTTTGTGCAATCCTGACAATGTGGTCTTGCAAGAGTCATAGCTAACTTAGTCATAATCATAGGTTCTTCGCATCTGTTACACTCACAGAGAGCACCCTCAACCAAATGCACAGCTATGTAGTGAGTGCATCCCGGCTTGATACACTTATACACCTTATAGTTGTTGCCGAGGACTACTCTCTTATAGCGATGGATATGGTCGGCTCTCTTAGCCATTAGTGTGTCCTTGTGCCTGTATCCGCAATATGCTTGAAGTTTCGCTCCTTCAGATATTCAGCGAATGTTTCAGCCATACACGCAATACAGGCGTTACTTACTACAGTGATATCTTCCTCATCGTCAATCAACACCATTATATCAACATCCTCTTTACTGACTGCCTTCATCAGTTCTGTGATGACTTGAACGATTGATTCGGTGGTCGGCTTAGTCATTCTGTGGATTCCATGCTTCTGTTTCGATGAAGTTGATTCTGAGTTCTTCTTCTCTCATGTTGCGGTCTGATTCACAAACCTTGAGGAAATTGCATGGACCATACTTACCCTCACAGTGGTCGAACCGCGGAGGATAGTAATCAGCTTCCTCAAATGTGAGCAGTTGATATGCATAGAATGGAAGAACCTCACTCTGCCATTCCAGTAGCCTATCCGCTGAATAAGAAAGAATTGGACGAGTGAACTTCTCCTCAGGCTTGAGAGTTGACTGCCACCCAATCTTGTTGATGCATACGTTACGCGACTTTGTGATAAGACACTGACCAATGAACTGATTGTTCATACTATTAGTATCTCGCCGTTGACTCATTGTCTTATGGTCAACTGGCATGATGTTCTGATTAGTATCAACAATCAAGTCTAGCTTTGCCTTCCAAAGAACACGAATATCTGCATCCTCGTAGAGAATCTCACCCTTAACAGTCTCAACCTCAAGAGGCACCCAAGAATCATTCTTGTAGTGATTGAAATATTGTTCCATTGTCTCGAATACATACTTCCATCCAATTCTATTTGGCTTGGAAGATGATTCAACTGGAGTATTCTGCAAGCCTGGATACTGATTAGGCTTATGACCACATGGAGGATTCTCACCCTCGAAGTCTGTGCAATACTTACAACCAACTGCAACTAACTCTCCTACAGTCATAGCTGTTCCGATAGCCTGACTACGTGAGAGTCCCTGAATCATACTCTTGTAATATGATTCAAGAATCGCATGGGCCATTGTGCCCACTTCTAGTGAGTTAGACTTACCAGTAGTAGGTCTGAGGTTCAGTTTATATTGGAACATAGTCATTCGAGCACACGACATTAACGATGAGAGAGTCGTGGCATCGAATACAATGTTCTTCTTTGGAACTAGTATATCAGTCATTTCTCTTTTCCTTTCTGCATTTTCTTAATAGTTGCCATCATCTTCTTTCTGTTCTTAGGGTCTTGTGTCCAGTGTAATGCTTTCTTCACCTGTTCATGTTTAGTGCGCTCTCGCAGTAGTTGTTTGACTAACTCGATTGCGCGGAGTTTGTCTTGCAGTTCTTGAATGAGTTGGTCTAGATTCATTGAATTTCTCCTGCTTAGTTATACCGAAATATTCAGCAAGTGCGACAGATATGACGAAAGATTTACTAACGTCATTCTGTATTGCCACAAATGTTACACGGTCCTCTATTTCTCTAAGGACTGATGAACTCATCCTATTTCTTCTAAGTCCCGGTATTCTTTTTTGGCTTCTCATTTTTATTCATCCACGGTGGTGGCTCTAGTTTGTGAACGTGATGAATCTTATAGTGTATTACTCTTGGACTAATATGTAATAGCTTTGCTGCCTCGCATTGGACCCAACCTACTCTATCTAATGCTTGTTCTAGCGCGTCACGCTCGATATCGTCTAGTGAAGCCCCCTCTATTGGGAGATTCACTAGACGATTCTTTTTCCTCTCTAACATCAACGCTTCTGACAGGGCCATCGCACGTTCTAATAGCCAATGCAGATGAGCGGACAATTTACATATTACCTAGCTTTCTCAATCGTGCTTTAATCTTAAGCATGATACGCTGTAAGAACCAACGCATGACCTCATTATTGTGAGTCCTCTGCAACTCATTGATATCTTCATACACTTCATCGAGCAGTTTCATGAGTTCATCGAGTTGAGTCTGCATTAGTCACCCCCAAATAGTTGATTCCACTCTTGTTCAGTATATCCAGTCTGCAAGAACTCACGCTGATATGGAGTCCAATCCCTGAATGCATCCTGAATATACTCTCCCCCGTGAATCCACCTGTAGAACCTATCCTGAATCTTCTCTGCACTCTCAGGGACTGTGATACCCTTATCAGTTATCTGACCCTTTACTACCAAGTAGATGTTCGTATTGTAACCACTTGAATACAATACGAACTTTAGTCCAGTTCTACCTTCAATAGTAATCATGACTATTTACCTCTCAGATTGTCGATTTCATCTCCAACCTTCTTTAGTTTGATTGTAAGGGCTTCAATCTTAGTTTCCATCCTGCTCTTATCAACCTCAAGATTCAGAATTTCAGCAATTAAACCTGCTTCTTCAGCCTCAAGATACTTCATCCTTCTGACCCTATCATAGATACTCTTGAGTCCTTCAGTAGTTCCCATTAGTTAGCTCGCTTTCTGATTCTTACGCTGATTCTTGTTGAACCTATCTGCAATCTTCGAGGCCAGTTCCTTACCAATCTCTGATGCATTCCAGCGAGGCATCTCACCCTTATTCATAACTGCGTGGAATGCTCTACGCTTACGCTCTACAATACTATCCAAGTCCTCATCAATAGTTCCCTCTGCCTCAACGTATGTGCCACTCACTACGTTAGCAGTCTGACCGATTCTAATGAATCTCCCTTCTGCCTGTTCTTCATTCTGAGGATTCCACTGTCTTTCATGCATAATGCAATCTGAACCAGTCTGAAGATTGATGCCTTCACCAGAGGCCAAGGTAGAAGCAACCAGAATCATACGGGGTGAGTTATTGAACTCCTCTTGGATATTGTATCTCTCCTCACTACTCATTTCTGCTGTGAGCTTACGGACCTTAATCTGCTCACCTACCCTATTAGTGAGTTCTGTGAAGATTAGATGACCTACATCCTTATGGTGAACGAAGATAACCAGTTTCCTATCAGTTTCTTCTACAAACTCCTCAGCGAATTCAACTGTAGCAGGAATCTTTGCTAGCCCCGCAATATGACGCATCTTCGCCATCTTTGCGAGAATCTGCAATCCATCAATGGTATCTTCCTCACCACTCATCACATACTCGTTATACCACTTAACGAACTCACTGACTGATTCCTCATACAGTTCTTTCTGCATTTCCTCTAACTGCACGTTGAGCTTAGTTCTATTGATTGTAGGAAGCTCACGCATTACTTCCTGCCGTTCACGCCGAATGATGATATCCTTAACGAACTCTCTGAACCTTTCAGGATTACGGATACCACCTTCCTTGCGCCTATTACCTTCCCAATAGATATCCACCCAACGCCTAATGAATCCATCATGAGAGTAGAACTTCTGAGGGTCAAGCATATTCAGGACTGGAAAGAACTCACTACCTCTGTTCTTCCACGGTGTTCCTGAAAGGGGAATGACCTTGATTTCAGGACTCTTAAGAATACGCCTAACCTCTTGAGTTCTAGTCGAATCTGGATTCTTAATCTGCTGGCATTCATCGAGGACTACGAGTTTGATTCCCAGTGATTCAATCTTCTCACGCGGGAATCTCCTGAGCAAGTCATACGAAATGATATATGACTTGAGGCCAGGAAACACGTAATCCTTACCTGTTGAAATGACTTGTGCGAGGAAATCAGGTCCAAGCCACCTAACAATTTCCTTAAACCACTGAAACTTGATACCTGACTTAACGATATAGAGGACTGGCGTGCAGGTCTTAGAGTGGAAATGAATGTATGCGAGGGCTTGAATAGTCTTACCAAGCCCCATTTCATCGAATATACCAGCTCCCTTAGCTGTTGCTAATGCTGATTCGATGAACTTGGCTCCTTCAACCTGAAAGTTATACAGTTTGAATTCGCCACACTTGTGACACTTGGT